CAATGACCGGTAAAATATTCTTTCCACTCTTCTTTGGTCAGTTTTGATTGTTCTTTTAACTCTTTCTCCGGTTTTATCGGCGTTCCAAGTTTTTTAAACAATAAAATGAACTCATAATCAATTGATATGATACCATTTCTCGGTGTCGGGTAGCTGCCCATCAATGAAGCTCCCCCAGTAGTATTTGTGGTTGTCTTTTTCTGCCAAATGACAGCGCCCATATAATCAAATCCGATGGCTTCGCAAAATTTGATAATTTCTGTTCTGATCGGGACTACTTTATATCTTCCGTAATATACAGCTCTTGCAAACTGATCGCCAATATTAACACATAGACGGCATCCATTATTGAGTACCCGATAACTTTCCTTCCATACAAGATTTAAGTTGTTAATATATTTTTCATAACTATCATTATATCCGATTTGATCTTCTGTTCCGTAATCTTTCAGTTGCCAATATGGTGGTGAAGTGATAACCAAATGAACTGACTTATCTTCTATCTCAGTCATTTGCCGACTGTCACCAGTTATTATTTTATGGCTCGTTTTAAAACTCATTTTAACATCCTTTTTCTCTCAGAGCGTGGCGGCTCGGGTGCCTTGATCGTTGCGCCGTTGGGTGCTTTGACTTCACGCTTCATGGATGCGCCTCGCTGCTATCTTGAAGTATTCTTTGTCTAGCTCTATGCCGATAAACTTGCGGCCAAGGTTCTTTGCTGCTACGCCCGTGGTTCCGCTGCCCATAGTGAAATCCAAGACCGTTTCACCTTCGTTGGTGTAGGTTTTTATTAGGTACTCCATTAAAGCTACCGGCTTTTGGGTAGGATGTAACCCCTTGCACTTCTCTCTATTATTAAAATATTGGACACTACTCGGATTTCTTAGAGTATCATAATTACCAGTTCTGTCCGTATTTTTCAAACCACCACTTACCGCACCAGTTTTACTTTCAGCTGCATTATTCTTATGTTTTGCTCGCTCTGCTCCGCTTCCTTTCCTTTTCTGGAAAATGGGATAATAATTATGTTTACCATTACTAAAAACTAAAACACTTTCATGCTCCTTCATTGGTTGATATTTCAAAGTTGCAAAATTACTACCAACAGCTTTTTCCCATATCCATTCATACTTAAAAAATCTTATGTTACTATTTACAAGTACACTTGTGAACGGTTGAGAAGCTGTCATCACAATAGCACCATTATGTTTTATAACCCGCTTCAACTGCTCCCACATCAACCCCAAATCAATTATACTGTCCCACTTACAAGCAGTAGTTCCATAAGGTGGATCAGCCAAAACCATATCAACGCTGCCATCCGGTATTTCTTTCATCACCTCAAGGCAATCACCTTGCATTAGCTCAATCATCTTCGCCACCCACATTTGTTTAATCTTTGTTGTGCCATTTCACAATATTCATGGCTCATATCAATACCAATATAATTTCGATTTAATTGAAGAGCGGAAATACAAGTTGTGCCGCTTCCGCACATTGGGTCAAACACAACATCAGTTAATATTTCAAAACCTACTACATTAAATTCTTGAATATGTGGGATATCACCTCAACAGTCCAACCGTTTCCAAGCATCTTGTATCTCTGTGTGTTGCTTACATGGTCAGTATATCCATCATCAACGGTTTGCAATCTTTCACACTCAATTGGTGTCAGTGGCCTAACAATATCACCGTCAAATATATTTGTCATACCATTCGCTGCCATTCCTTTGTACATACTAGCCGTGAGGCTTTTAGATTTCTGGGTTGGGCTTGCTATGTTACTCAACATCCGCCTAAGCGTAGAGCTTTCGTCAGTGAATTTCTGCTTAGTTTTTATAGTTCTACTGAGCAACAGCCCCTCTAGGTCTAAGGGAATATCTTGCGCCCCAGTTACATCACTCAACAGTTTTCCAGTGTCTTCAGGTTGCTGGACTGAAATATTTGTCCAGTAATAACGCGCCCTATTTTGTGCGGAAACCAAAGAAGAATTTATGCAAACAGGCTCAACACCCAAATTCTTTGAAATAACATCTTGGTATTCCTTCTTCATCTTCACATTCTCAAGTAAGAAATACTTAGGTTTCGTCTCTTCTAGCAATCTCACGAACTCAAAAAATAAAGCCGACCGAGGATCATCAAAGTTAAGCTGTTTCCCTGCAAAGCTAAACCCTTGACAGGGGCTACCCCCAATTAATAAATCAATTTCCGGCAAGTCATCGCCCTTAACATCGAGCACGCTCCCCACATGCTGGGTGTTTGGGTAGTTTGCTTTGGTTACTTTCATTGCATACTTGTCAATTTCACTAGCAAAATAGTTATCAACGGCAATCCCTGCTCTTTCTAGGGCAATCTGTCCGCAACTCATCCCATCAAACAAACTCAGTACATTCATTCTTTTTCTCCTTTTTTTTCATAGCACACGGGACAAATAGCAAATATATAACTCATTTATTCTCCTTTTGGTTGGTTGGTTGTTGGAAACACCCCCACGAGCGTGGGGAAGACTGTATTACCTGCGACGACGACGACGAGGCGGCTCAGTTGGCTCACCCCCCGTCTCCGGGTCGTGTGTGCCTGATAGCTGCGGGCGCTCGTCCCCCTCTATGGGGTCACTGTCGGGCTCGTCAAGCCCCACCCAGTTTTCTAAGGTGAACTCGGGTGTGTAGATGCGCCCATAGCTTTTGTGCTGGTAGCGCGTGCGCCCAAGCTTGACTACGGGGACCGGGTTGCTATAGTCTTTTTCAACCTGCTCCGCTATATCGCTTGCAAGCATCTGGATAGCCCGCCTACCCCCGACCGATGTTACGGTGTAGCGTGCTTCAAGTCCCCGATGCTCACCACCCATGCACTTCATCAGCATACCCCGCTGGGCCTCCCAACCTTTTTTCGCGCCTTCTGGTGCAGCTTCGACCTCGGGGAGAGGTTGGCTGACAGAAGCCATCACCTCACCAAGTACTTCTCCATCGCCCCATGCGATATAACCGTGCATAAAGCTGAACGGATTGACGGCCCAAAGGCTATCAGCTTCTATCTCAGTCTGCTCCGCTCCGAGAACCCAAGCCCCGGTTTTGTCCATCTTGATAATCGCCACGCCGCCTAACCCGATGTCCAGCTCAAGTGAGCGCAACGCGTGCACTAACGCTTGGGGTGTCGGAAGACCGGCTTTTGAGAATGTCATTTCATTTGTCATTTTTGTATCCTAGTGTATTGTATTGTATGAACAGCCGTTTTACCCCGGCTGGATGGGCTTTAATCACTTGTGTTTTCCTCGATACCGACCCACCACACCGCAACGAGAAAGAGTATCACTGGTATAGACCAAACCCCGAGAACTTGGTACAAGGCAACGGAAAATACCACCATCATTATTGTGGCAAATCCACCCCCGGAGGCCAAAGCACCTAAGATAACGGCTATTGTAGCGGGCACACCTATAAAAACCCAAAAAAGCAGCACCAATATATCCATTATAATCAATCACCCCCTTTTTTGATTTTGTCAAGTGCGGTCTTCAGCTCGATTTTACCGAGTACCGAGGGGCGCTTGTCCGACTCAGGGACGAGCGTGTGCCCGCTGCTGACCGTCTTCAAGAGCTCGGCCGGTATCACCAAGCTGTACTCTTTGAGCACCTTTTCCATCTGCGCGGGGGACAGCAGCTCAGTCTTGTACAGCTTATCTGTACCAATACCCCCGAACTCGGCTGTTATCTCTGCCTCGTCAACCGCCCACTTACGAGTAGCGCGTTTGTCCACGAGCTTCCACCCGGGGACGGCCACCCCGTTCTCCAGCGCGGTCTGTACCATCTGCCGCAAGTCTTTGATGAGGTGCTCCAGAATATACGATTGTTCGCATGCTTTGCCCAGCTTAGTGACATCTAACTTAGCAAGATCGGTTAGTACTGCGCGTTCTAGAGCGCCGTTCATTTCCGGGCAGACCGCTGCGCCTTTCGCGGGGCACCAACGGCAGTGATCGCCTGCTGATATCTTCGCCCCCGGCTGCTGACTCTTGG